TTTAATCCAGATTCAGCGAACAAGTAAATGTAACTTCTTTGTGGTTCATCTGGTTCGGTCATTTTCACGTTAATGAATGATTGTGGCAACATTGCGCCTTCTTCATTGTATACACGGCCAGTTTCAGATTCAGATTCAAATTGAGAAATAATACTGTATTTAGGGTCAGCATATTTTTCAATAGTACAGGTAGGAGTATCTAAATCCATAATGACTTTTTTACCTGAACCGACGTTGTTGGTCCCAATGTATTCGAAGTTACTGTCATCTAAGAGGTCTGATTTAGCTAATGCTAAAGTGATAGCTAATTTATCAGCTCTTGGTAAGAATACAGTGGTTGGAGTGAAACCAGTGTCAATACCGTTGATGTTTTCCATTGCATCGATGATTTTGATTTCGTTTTCAATTACATCAACACCAGTGGATGAACTAGTAATACTGTTTAAACCAGATACAGAAGTGATTCCTGCACCAGCAGCTAATGCGTCCATGTAGATTTTATCGTAGAAGTTAGCTAATTTACCAACTGATTTGTTCATGAATACTTGTAAGGTAGCGTCGAGTCTGCCTTTGTCTTCAAGACGGGTGTTCATTTTGAACATGAAACCTTTAGGTACGGTTGCGCCTCTGTAGATTGAAGGTTGACCGAAACTGATTTCGTTGAAGTCTAAGCCGTCACCTGTGGTGATTACTTCTCCTTTTACATCGTCAGGGTTGTTGTCACCGATATAATTGGTGAATTCACCAGCGACGTTTTGGACGATTGGTAATTTGTTTAACAATTTGATACGGTTGTAGATTTGTTTTTGAGCGTAGAATTCAAGGTTGTGAACTCTTTCTTCAAACATTTCAGGTATAGTTTCCATACTATCTTAATCCTCCTTTGGTTATGAACTTATTTAGGGTCTAGATGAATCCTGCAACAACAGTATTATCAGTTCCTTGTGTGGTTAAGCAGATAATATCTGATGCGGTTGTTCCACTTGATGCGGATAATTCGAATTCGTCAGCAGTGCTGCTACCATATACTAAGTATTTACCAGGTGCAGCAGATTCACCAGATTTCATTTTGATAGTTATAATCTTCTTAAAGATGGTTTCAACACCAACTTCTCTTAACATTTTAGCAGAGACTGCTTGTGCTTGAGTGTAGTTGGTTCTTGGTTCAACATCCCATTTAGGAACATTAGCTACAATACCGATACATACACCTGAAGTGGTTTTTGCTTTTACAGTTAAGTCACCATCTAACATGACTAAGTCGCCTTTGTGTAATTCAGCGCTTAGTACTGGTACTTTGATATCACCGAATGCGGTAGCACCGTCAGTGATTGTAATGGTACCTTCTTTTGCCAAAAATGGGGCAACTACACCGAGTTTACCCATATTGTATTCACTCATATTTACGAGTCCTCCATTTTAGTTATTTAAAGTAGTTTACCATCTTATCGATGTTTCCTAAGCTCTTTTTTGATTTTGGCTTAGGATTGGTATCGACAACGGATGGTGCGTTTTCATATAAATCTATGAACATGTCTTGGTCGGATAAGCAGAGGTTAAGTGCTTTTTCTCTTTGTGCAGGTACGATTTTGCCTTGTTGGATAAATTTGTCAACAATGGCTTCAGCTTTGTCGTGTAGTAATTCGTTGACGTTTGCCTGCAGTTCTTTCATTTTTTCTGCTTGTTCGAGTTTCTCATTGACTTCATCGTTTAGTTTGGCGATTGTGTCATCGACTTCACCGTCTTTTGCAGCCAATTGAGCTTTTAGTTGTTTGATTTCCTCGTCTTTTTTGTCGAGTTCTTCTTTATAGCTTTCTTTGATTTCGTTGAATTTGTCGGTAAATTTTGTTGGATCAACTTCGACTTTGAGTGGAGTTTCACCTTTACCATCATTGTTTCCTTCCTGATTTGTTGGTTCAGGATTTGGATTGTTTGTTGGTTCTGGATTAGTTCCAGTATTTTGTTCTTCATTTGCCATGGTAATTCACCTCAATAGTTTTCTTAGATGATAGCATTCGCTAACAAATAAGCGTGAAATTTGGAAAATAAGTTAATTTTTTTTATTCTATTACATGGATATGACGTCTAAGCTCTTCTACTTCAGGACCTAAACGTTTATACCTTGCGGAACATCTGCAATTTGGATGTTTTGGTGGTAGTTCGTCTACCTGGTCAATTGTGAATACTACATCACCATTCATTGCTCTACCCGTTGGTTTTTGGTTAGGGTCTTTGAGAAATGCTTGTTTGCATATTGGACATGCTGTGTCTCTGCAGTCTACTGTGAAGTGTGTGGCTCCACGTTCACGATTGATGATGTAATCTGATACTGTTGCAGCTCTTGCGATTTCAGTTCTTGCAATAGCTCGTGCACGTGTATTTTTAATTGCAGTTATTTCTTTGGCGATGTTTTCAGCTATTTCATCCTGTGGTAATCCTTCATTGTAACCTTCTTTTACGATGTCTCGGACACTAGTTTTAATGTCTTCACCGACATTAGCTATTAAGTCACCAATATAATTCTCGATAGTTACACGGACTAATTCTTTCTGAGCAGGACGACTGAATTTGTGATTATTGGTTTCAGCGAGAATAAGATTGAGCATTGTAGTATTATAACCAGTAGTTGCTAACGGATTAGCGGATGTATATTCTTTAGTATTCTCCATGAATGCTTCTAATGTATCTGATTGATTCACTCCTTGGGTCAAGCGATTGATTATCTCAAGGAATAATGCATCAGTATATTTAATACCTGATTTTATCAGTTTATCCTGTGACACCATAAAAAAGAACACCTCCTCCTTTTTATGGTAGTAATTCAGTTAGGATATCTGTGGTTAATGTTTCACCGCTAACAGGTTCTATGTTGAAGTCTTCTTCTGGCATTTCAGGTTCTTCATTCACATATTCAACTCCAGCTTCAGACTTGAATAGTAATGCTAGACTTTCCTGTACTGCACTATTCTCACTATCAATTACACCAGTATCCATCAACGGTTTAATAATATCGAATAGCTTTTTCAAGTCACCAGATGAGAACTTATCAAAACTTATGATTGGTGCTTTTCTTTCAGGACCCCAGTTAAATTCAACAACAGGATTGATAGTTTGCTTTTGAATTGCATTAGCTATTTCTTCAAGTATTCCATCAAATACCATACTGCCGAATTCTAATTGAGTCTGTGATTGTGCATAAGTACCAGTCTGTGAGTTATCACCCATCAACAGGTTTCCAATAAACATTCTACGGAAGATTTGATTATCCTTATACTGTAATGTGCTGAAGTAGGTTTCACCTTTATGACTTGACTCCAGGACACCAACTTCATCATTAGGTCCAAGAGTTAAACCAACAGTACCTTCACTTACATCTTCAAAAGCAGCTAATAATTCATCACGACTAGCTTCATTATCAGTTTTACCATATAATGTAGGGCTGCCGTTCTTTTCAGCGAAAGTCATCAGCCAATTCATCAGGTTTTCTTTATCTTCAACAATAGGTAAGAAGTCAAATAATAATCCATGTCCTTCATATTCATCATACAATGAATTATAACTGTATAATAGGATTTTGCTGATTGGTATGTCAGCTTCACCATTTTGTGTGACCTGGTGAAGTTCAATCAAGTCACCGTTCTCAGGGTCATAAGTGAATGGTTTCTGCTGCAATGTTTTGATATGTATTGGGATATGATCTTTAACAACAATTTTTCCATCTACTACATCGTACATTTTTTCATGTGCACTGAATCCCCATAGCATTGCAGAGGCCATTTGCTTAACTGTAGTGTTAAGTTCAGTTTCCATGTTTTGCAGCATTTCCAGTATGAAGTCGTAGATTTCACTGTCTTCTTCAGTGTTGGTCAATATCCATTTCTTGGATGATAATAAGTATTTTAAGATTTCGAATCCAGTAGCAACCTGTGTGTCTCTTAGTATACTCATACCTGTAGCATAAGACACATTGGTATCGTTACGTTTGAATAATGATATGTAGCTGGAGTGTTTTGGTACTCCTGCTCTGATGTTGCTTGATTTGGATACTCTTGTGAATATTCTTGTTATGTCATCTCGTATGCTCATCTTCGTCTCCTCCGTTTTCTTTTTCCACCTGTTTTAACTAAGTTGTCACCATGTTTGGAAAGGTACAGATATCCGTATGAGATTGCGTCAACGATGTCGTCATGTTTGCCGTTGGGAAATGATTTGAGTTCTGAGAGTAGTGTTTCTCTCATTTCGTCATTGTTGATGCATATGTGAACTTTACCGTCGTATATTGCATTAGCTAGTGGTGTTGCACGGTCTGCTTTAGTTCCGATTGGTTCGGATTGTTCAGTATTGTAACCTGCTAATGCGGATTTATATTCATTGTATAATAATCCTGAAGCACCGCCTTTGGTACCGGGTTCTAATAAGATTTTATATGCTGCACCGTCTAGCCGTGCAGTTTTTTGAATTACATTTTTCACGTCATTGCCGTATTGGCCTCTTTCAAAATCGAATATCCAGTATTGGTCTCCAGGTGTTCGCAGCATTCGTACTCCAACAGTATAATCTCTCTGGTCTCCTAATGTATCGTCACTGGATGCTATATCCCATGACCTGCAGCGTGCTATTGGCCAATCATCAAAACGAGTTTCAAAATGTAAATGATCAACATGGAAGAAATCAGATGTTAAATCTAAAGGCTGCTGTTGGTAGATAGCTTGAAATTGTCTTTCTCCCATTGATTTTCTTTTCTTATCATATTCAGCTAGTGAGTATCTTTCAGGCCATAATGGTTTGCCTTCTTTGTCAATAGCTGGAAATTCTAGGAATGTGTAATCATCAGGATAATTATCTTTTAAGTATCCTTGCAGGTCTTCACTATGCCAGCGTGTGTGCAGTATCACCATTTTAGTCTGCGGTTCAATACGCTGCTCAATAATAGTCTTAAACCAATCAATCTTCTTAGCTAGTAGGCTGGGTGTTATGTCATCGAATCCAGAGTAGATATCATCTAATATGATGTAGTCTGCATCTTGTCCTGTGATGGATCCACTTGCACCAACTAGTCTTATGCTGCCTTTCTGGAGTTCGCCTTTGCTGTCGGTGAACATGATATAGGTGCTTGAGTGTTTGACATCTGATAAGTATAGGTCGAATTCGGGTCCGATTCTTCGTATGTATTCTCGGAGTTGTATACCGAATTTCTCTGATAATCCTGCACTGTTATTGACGACCAATATGTTAAGGTCCTTATCTTTACTCAATAACCATAATGGAAAAGCTAATGTAATCATCGAAGACTTACTATGCCTCGGAGGCATAGCAACACATAAACGACTAATAACACCATCACGCAAATCCATCAAGTTTCCTGCTAAAGTATCAATATGCGGTGCATCAACAGTTTCACGAAAATCACAAGCAATATATTTACAATAGAATAAGTAAAGGTCATCATGACATGCTTCATTCAGATTCATCAGTAGATTGTCTATCTCGTCTTTGGAAAGCATGCGATAACACCTCTAATGTATCATTATCAAAGTTATAATCATTATGATTCTTAGCATTAACATCAGCATTAAGTTTGCCTTCAAATTTCTGAATATCTCTGCCAGAACGTTTCAAGTTACGATTCCAAACCTTATCTTTCAAACTTTCCAATCTTTCAATCTCTTTAGTATCAGGATGTTCTTTAGCTAACTCTTTAGCTATCAATTCATCGTAAGCATCATAATTTTTAAAATCAGATATTGTATCCTGAGAATATTTCTTATCATGAATAGCTTCAGCCTTTTTACTATCAAAATTCAATCGTTTATTTTCATAGCATTGCACACATTCATCATAATCGTATTTTCTAGGCCATTTACGGGCATTATTGTATTTTGGATAAGGTTTTCCGTCTGGCCATGCGAAATGGTATTTTTCTACGAAGTGGTCGATGTGTTCTATGAAGTATTTGAATGTGACGTCTTCGTATATTTCGTAGAAGCAGACTATTGCCCATAATTGTTTTGTTGCGTAGCATACTGGAGATTCGTTGAGTC